AGTGAGGCTAAAATGAAGGGCCCAGAAGATGCTGCAAAAAAACTTGAAAAAGCAAGTAAACGCTTCGATGGCTCTGATAAAAAAGCACTTAAAAAATACGCTGATATGTTAAGAAAGAATGGTTATGATGCAATACTTGATGTTGAAAAAGACAAACGCAGTAAAGATACAATCATACGAGACGAAGTTGATGATGTATTGGATGATCTGCGTGATTCACTTAATCCATAAAAATTAAACAAAATTTTCATCCAGAAAATCACATTTTTATAAATAAACGTAATAAAAGAATTTGCGGGCACTGTTCCGCGAATATTATATCCATGGGTACCCCCTTAATTGTAGGGATATTGACCGGTTCGAGACTGAGATCTTGTTGCAAGATTTCCTCTCAAAACTTTACAGCACAGGAGTGTTACACAAATGCCGATTAACAATGACGGTAGCAAACTCCACGATGAACTCGGTGGTAACAAAGTTTCTGACGAGGGAATTGTGGGTGAAGAGAAGGGCTTTGATCCCGAGAATGCCGAGGCAGATTCTGTCTCTTCGGTCGCCTCGGCAGCAGACTCTGCTCCGAAAGCCAAGCCCCTTCCAAAAACCAAGGCCGGAATGGTTCAGGCAGCTTATGACAAGCTGAATGCCATGAAAAAGGACGACGTCGCCAAAATGGTGGAGAAGATGATGTCCGAGGCCAAGGAAGAGGAAGAAGGCGAGGACGACGAGGATGACATGGAAGACGGCGAGTCAGAAATGTCAATGGAGAAGAAGACCAAGAAAGAGGGCAAAAAGAAAGATCATTCCATGAAGGAAGATATTCAGGCCCTTGTTGACTCCGAGGCGACTCTCTCTGAGGGTTTTAAGGAGAAGGCCGAGGTCATCTTTGAGGCAGCCCTTAAGTCCAAGATCTCTGATCATGTTGAGCGTCTCGAAGAGGCTTACACCAGAGAGCTTGCAGAAGAAACCGATCGTATCCAGTCTGATCTTGTTGAAAAGGTCGATGGGTATCTGACATATGTGGTCGAAAACTGGGTAGAGGACAACAAGCTGGCTATCGAAAACGGTCTGCGCACCGAGATTGCCGAGTCCTTTATGGGTTCACTGAAGAACCTGTTTTCCGAGCACTATGTCGAAGTACCTGACTCGAAGGTCGATTTGGTCGATGAGCTTGCCAAGAAGAATAGTAATCTCGAAGAAGAACTTAACAGTTCGGTCAACCGGTCAATCCGCTTGAACGAAAAAGTTAAGGATCTTACTCGCGAGAAGATTATCTCTGAGGCAGCCAGCGACTTGACCGAAACACAGGCCGAGCGGCTTCGTTCACTTTCCGAAGACCTTGACTTTGACAGCGAAGAGACTTTTGAGAAAAAGATCTCGACCCTCAAAGAGTCATACTTTGGAACAGATAAGCCGATCAGTGGTAACGACGACCTTTTGGCAGAAGACTCCGAGGCACAGACCGACGAGGAGACCACCGAGGTTTCTGGTTCGATGGCCCGGTATCTTGATGCCATTTCAAGATCCAACACATAAAAAATCTCGTAAGGAGAGTATCCAAAATGTTTAGTTCAGAAAAAAATCTTAGTAAGTGGAAGCCGGTCCTCGAGGCCAACGAAGCTCCCGCTCTTAACGATAACTACAAGCGCGGCGTTATTGCTCAGGTTCTCGAGAACACTGAGAAGCATTTGGCCGAAGAGCGTGGTCATCAGCAGTATCTTTCCGAGGATGCACCGACCAACTCAACTGGCGCCGGTATCAACAACTGGGACCCGATCCTGATTTCGTTGGTTCGTCGCTCGATGCCCAACCTCATTGCATATGACATTGCTGGTGTTCAGCCCATGTCAGGACCTACTGGTCTTATCTTTGCGATGAAGAGCCGGTACAACGATGCCGCCACACGGTTAAACTCAACTGAGGCCCTGTTCAACGAAGCCGAGACCGACTATGCGTCATCCAGCTTCAATGGCTTGACTCAGAACGAGAAGAATGGCGTTCACTCAGGTGATTCCTCGTCCCTCGAGGGTGCTGGTGCGGCGACTGACTCCGATGGCAACGACATTGCCGATAACTTCGGTTTCGGTCAGGCAATGACCACTGCCGAAGGTGAGGCCCTTGGTGACAGTTCGGCCAACGAGTTTGGTGAGATGTCATTCACCATCGAACGTGCCACGGTTACTGCTCGCACACGCGCGCTGAAGGCCGAGTACACGATGGAACTGGCACAGGATCTCAAGAGCATTCACGGCCTTGACGCCGAGTCTGAGCTTGCCAACATCCTGTCGGCAGAAATTCTGGCCGAGATCAACCGCGAGATGGTCCGTACGATCAACTCACGTGCCAAGCTCGGTGCCCAGCAGTCTGATCTTACGACCGCCGGTGTGTTTGACCTTGATGTCGACGCCGATGGCCGGTGGAGCTCAGAGAAGTATCAGGGAATGCTTGTTCAGCTTCAGCGCGAAGCCAACCAGATCGCCAAAGACACCCGTCGCGGTAAGGGCAACTTTGTCCTCTGCTCATCGGACGTCGCGGCTGCTCTGTCGGCAACGGGTATGCTCAACAACTATCCTGCCCTGAGCTCGAACAGCAACCTTCAGGTTGACGACACGGGTAACACCTTTGTCGGTACGCTGTCGGGTGGCATGAAGGTGTACATCGATCCGTACACGACTGTCAACTACATCACTGTTGGTTACCGTGGTACTAACCCATACGACGCTGGTATCTTCTACTGCCCATACGTGCCTCTCACCATGGTTCGTGCGGTCGGTGAGGAAACTTTCCAGCCGAAAATCGGCTTTAAGACACGGTATGGCATGGTCGCCAACCCGTTCGTCGGTACCTCGACTGGCAATCCACTCCCGTGGATAACGTCGGTCCGGTCCGTGGTAACGAGTACTACCGTATCTTTAAGATCGAGAACATCCTCGGCGAGGGCTAATCGGCCTTACCAATCGGATGTAAAAGGGGGCCTTCGGGTCCCCTTTTTTTGTGTGGACTACTGACCGTTCCCCACTTTCTTGTCTCGAAATGCTCGGTCATTTACCCCCTTCGCTTGGTACAGTGATTCGATCGCGTCCATAACACTTCGTCGAGCAGACTGAATATAATCAGATTCTTCTGGACTCCGCCCATTAAACTGCTCGTACCACTCATCAAGATGGTCCAGAAAGATATTCCCCTCGGCAACAAAGTCATCGTACGTGTCCTGATCGATGTTCCGATTCGCGTTGTATCTAACTGCATCTTCAGTCATTTCATTTCCTCGGTGTTATCAAACTGTTTCTTACTGTACGTCATGGTCCAGTATGTGACAAAACACATCGTGATCAGTGCCATGTGACCGACGATCGAATACCCGATTGTCATATACTCGCCAATATAGATTCCAAATGATACGCACCACATAAAAGCGAGTATATTGGTCACGAGCCACTTCCACTCAAGAGGCGCATTCGACAACGCGTTTTTTGCAGGGTCGACCAGAGACCACAGAAATTTGATCAGTTTAAATATTCCAAACATAACAATGTTCCTTGTTACTGTTAACAGTTCCAGATCATCTCAAGATATTCATGTAATTCATATGCATTGTCAGTGTCGGTACGGAAGTTGGCAAATGCACTGTTTGCCCACCAGTACCCCTCGACAATTCCGCGGTTCGTGTCGACCCAGATATTCGGGCCACCAAATGCCACGAGAAGTCGAGCACCAAGTAGAGTCTCTTTGTCACTGGAAACGATCCACTGGAAGTCTAGTACACCCTCCAGCCAGTCCATCAGTGGACTATCTTCAGAGTCATCGTCTTCGACCGAATCAAAGCCATACTCTATCTGCGTGGCAATCATGCGAACTTGTTTTTCTAAGTCGGTCATCGTTTCAGTATTCATTGTCTTGGTCTCCAAAACGACGGGGCCGAAGCCCCGTCTTGTTGAATCAAAAGTTGTAGTCATAGAATCGGCGAGCCGTGTTTTCACCGAACTGAATGCCTCGGTCGCTCCATCCTTTCTTGGTCATCCGAATCGTGCGGGTCACAGACTCGTCGACACCATCGTACAACCAAGTTTGCTGACCCTGATTCTCACAGTGGGCAGCGAAACCACCCTGGATGAAATTGGGCTTCCAGTCCGGATCGGCTTTGACCAGAACCGGTGCGACCGTCACGGTCTTGGCAGTGCGCTTGACCTCA